AAACCATGAAAAAGTTGATACTGTTAAGTCTTCTGATGCTGGTGGCGTGTGAAGAATTGTAAGTTTTCAGTTAAAATTCACAAATCATTACTGAGGAGTGAGCATGGATAAAAAAGAACTTACAAGAGACAGGCTTTGTGAATTGCTTGATGTAGACGTTGAAAAAGGCATATTCGTATGGAAACATACAATGGGTGGCAAGGCAAAAAAAGGGCAAGAAGCTGGAGCGTTAACGGCTAATGGCTATGTTCAGCTTAGATTAGATAAGCAAGATTACTTGGCTCATAGGCTAATGTGGTTTTATGTTTATGGAGCTTTTCCAGTTCTTCAAATTGACCACATAGATAGAGATAAAACCAACAATTCTGCAAACAATCTAAGGCTTGCAACTCCAAAGCAAAATGGAGAAAATAGGTCATTAAAAAGCAATAACTCATCTGGTCATAGAGGTGTTTTTTTTAGGAAAGATTTGATCTCAAAACCTTGGCACGTGAGCATAATGAACAACAGAAAAACAATCCACATTGGATTTTTTGCAACTCTTGATGAGGCTATCAAAGAAAGACGAATTGCTGAAGACAAATATTTCACACATCACACAAAATGAAAAAATCACTCTTATTTATTCTTTTTTCTTTTCTATTGTCTGGATGTCTAGAAGACCGTCATCGCTACCCATGTCAAAACCCTGATAACTTTGCATTAGCAGAGTGTCAAAAGCCACGTTGTCTGTTTACGCAGACTTGCCCTGAGTATTTAGTCGCACCTGTATTGGAGAACAAAGTTGCAAACCAACCAACATCATCCGCATCGTCTGACCGCTGAAGAAGTGGAGGTCAGAATTTGGGGGTTTGTCGTTGCAGTCGTAACACTAATCCTTGCCTTCATTGTTTGCGCTTTGCTGTATTCAGTCACATTTGTGGTGCAGCCAATCAAATCAATGGCTCCAATTGATATGGCCTACACCAAAATGTTGAACGATATTGTTCTTTTGGTGGTTGGCGGTATCGGCGGCGTAATGAGCCGTAAAGGTATTCAAGCAATGAGTGGTGGAATCAGTGCAAGCATTGAAAAGACGACAACCACAACTGCTTCTGGGAGTGCTACGCCCCCAAAGCCAGTTGACCCATCAGGTGCTTTACCTGTATGGGTCAATCCTGCTTTAGATGAATCTTGGGTTGCACCACCACCACCTACAACGCCACCAGAACATTTGGAGTCTGATGATGTCCGTGAGGAAATTGCTTTGGCTAGAGCAGGAGAGCGATGATGCTAAACCATTGGATGATTCTTGGGAGTATCAGTGTCGCGGTCGCTGCATACTTTTACGGTCACCATGTCGGTTATGTCTTAAAAGACACAGAGGACCAACTGGTGATTGCTCAGAAGAACGAAGAGATGAACCATCAAAAGGAACAGCAGGATGTTAAAGATGAAGCCACTAAACAAGAGTTTGAAACTAAGCTGTCTGGCGTTCTTGCTAGTCGTCCAAGGTTGTTCGTCAACACAACCACCAAAGGTGGATGTTCCACCACTGCCAGCGGGAATGGTCAAGAGAGAGCCGAACTTGACGGACAGACTGTTGAAGACCTTATCAGGCTCGTCGCAGAAGGCGACAGAGCAATCATCGAATTAAACTCGTGCATCGACAGGTACGAGTCAATTCGTAAAACACTTAGTGGAACGCAATAGGATGATGAATCTTTTTGGCTTCAATGTATGCCTGATACGCAAGTTCTGGTGTATTGAAATAGCCTATGTGTTTACGCTTTTTGTTCACTCCTATTTGAGCCAACCATTTGTTTTTCTTTTTGCACCAACATACACCTCTATATCCGCTGCTATTGCTGGAATATGGGCTTTGTTGATTTTGCATATTTTGTTGATGAGTTGCCAATCTCAAATTGCAAATTCGATTATCTGTTTTGATTTCATTGATATGGTCAATTGCAAAATCAGGAAGACATTTGTAAGTCAAATACCAAGCAACTCTGTGCGCCTGATACAGTTTTGTTTTGTGCCTAAAAACTACATAACCTCTGTTATTTATGCAACCAATTGGTTTTTGAAGATTTTTAGTTCTGTAAAACAATCCAGTGTCTGCGTTGTAAACAAGACCTGTAAAATCAATATCGTTCATGCTGTTGCACCTCTATGCAATGGTTTGAGAAGTAACGGCTTGATGTTGACGCATCAGGCCGTTGCGCCATTATAAGGAAGACATTGCAATGATTACTGCCGAACAACTATCCAAGCTGCACATTGATGCAAAGTTTCTTGACCCATTGAACGAAACATTTGAACGGTTTGCAATCAATACTCCTACGAAGCAAGCTGCCTTCATTGGTCAGGCGGGCCATGAATGCGCTCACTTCACCAAGTTTGAGGAAGGGTTGAGCTATTCAGCAGATCGTTTGATGAAGATTTGGCCTAAACGTTTCCCTACATTGGAGTCAGCACAGCCTTACGCTCGTAACGGTAAAGCATTGGCAAACAAGGTTTACGCCAATCGTATGGGAAACAGAGATGAAGCATCAGGCGATGGTGGCCGTTTTTTTGGCAGAGGTGCAATCCAATTAACTGGATATAGCAACTACTTCCATTGTGGCAAAGCACTTGGCGTTGACTTCGTGATGGAGCCGCAACTTGTTGCAACTCCAAAATATGCGATTCTCAGTGCGGGATGGTTTTGGCAAACTCATAATTGCAATGAGTTGGCTGAGAGTGGTTTGCCATTAGATGGAGAAGGCCGTAAGACTTGGATTCAATTGACCAAGAAAATCAATGGTGGTGACATAGGTTTGGCAGATCGCGTCAAACATACACTTGAAGCACTGGCGGTTTTAACGTCCTGATTTCGGCGAAAATATAGGCTATGCAAAACTTCCAAGGTCAGATTGAAACACCAGCAGTACCAGAACTACCAGTTGCTGGTGTTGTGTATAGCGGTCAGCTAGTCAATCAGACTAATGGAAGTCTGCGGATGTTTTTCGTTAAGGTTATGTCTAACCTTCGTGCCTTGTTTGGCCCTGCTGGTGCAAGATTCATTGACTCGCCGAACGGTTTGTTTTTCAGCACAGCAGACCAAACCTTGGCAGCAACTAACACCAAGTACGACATCACGTTCAATCAGACGTACCTGAATAATCAGGTGAGCGTTGTTGATACTACGAAGATCACTTGCGCTGTTGGTGGCATCTATAACTTCCAGTTCTCTGCACAAGCAAAATCATCAAGCTCGTCTGCAAAGCAGATTTACTTGATGATTAACAGAGATGGCACAGACATTGGTTACACCACAAGGCAAAACACATTGTCTGGCTCCGATCAGCATATGTCGATCAACTGGAATTTCAGCATTGATGTCAGTGCTGGTTCATACATTAAGTTGCGTTGGGCTGGCGATTCAACAAGCCTGACGCTTGAGGCTACGACTGCAACATCTCCACACACTGGTATTCCATCAGCAGTTTTGGCGGTCAACTATCTTGCACCATTGCCAGTAACGCTTCCAACCCCACCGTAAAAGATAAGACTTATGGCACTCGTACCACTCAAAATCCCTGCTGGTGTCTACCGTAACGGCACTGAATATCAATCATCTGGACGCTGGTTTGACTCCAACTTGGTACGCTGGTATCAAGGAACAATGCGTCCTGTTGGCGGTTGGCAGAAACGGTCAACTAACACCGTGTCAGGAAAAGCCCGTGGCTTACTTACTTGGCGTGATAACGCCAATGATCGTTGGATTGGCATTGGTACGCACACACATCTGTATGTGATGGGTGAAACTGGCAGCGTGTACGACATCACGCCAACAGGTTACACAGCAGGACAAGCTGGTGGCGAAGCCAAGTTGGGCTACGGCTACCTTGGCTATGGTCTTTACAACTATGGCGTACCACGTCCAGATACTGGTGAAATTACTCAAGCAACAACATGGAGCCTTGACACTTGGGGTCAAAATCTTGTTGCTTGTGCGAATACTGATGGCAAGATTTACGAGTGGCAGTTGAACACTGCAACAGATGCAGCAGTAGTGACTAACGCTCCAACTAACTGCACAGGCATTGTTGTGACCGCTGAACGGTTTATCTTTGCTCTTGGCGCTGGTGGCGACAAGCGTTTAGTGAAATGGTGCGACCAAGAAGACAACACAGATTGGACTCCTTCAGCCACCAATCAGGCTGGTGACTTCAACATCACGTCAAGTGGTTCTCTGATGTGCGGTAAGCGCGTTCGCGGTTTGACTGTGTTGTTTACTGACGTTGACGTTCATACAGCTACGTACATTGGCGCTCCATACGTTTACTCGTTTGACCGTGTTGGCACTGGCTGTGGCGTAATTTCCAAGCAAGCTGTTGCGTCAACTGACAACGCTTGCATCTGGATGTCCAATTCAGGCTTCTGGATATATGACGGTGTAGTCAAGCCATTGCCTTGTGATGTAGGTGATTTCGTATTGAACGACATCAACCGCGCTCAAGAGTCAAAGATTTACGCAGTCCACAACTCGTCCTATGGCGAAATCTGGTGGTTCTATCCAAGTGGCTCTGCTACTGAGATTGATGCTTATGTGTCGTATAACTACCGTGAAGGCCATTGGGCTATTGGCAACATGGTGCGTACTGCTGGAACTGACAGAGGTGTTTTCACTTATCCATTGATGGTGTCAACTGATGGCTACGTCTATGAGCATGAGACAGGCTTGGTTGACGTCACAACAGATCAGCCGTTTGCTGAGTCTGGTCCAGTTGAAGTTGGCGTTGGTGAGACTTTAATGAACATCACAAAGATCATCCCTGACGAGAACACGTTGGGTGACGTTCAAGTCAAGTTTTCTTCACGTCTGTACCCAACTGCTGAAGAACGTAACTTTGGCCCATATTCAATGGCTAACCCAACATCTGTTCGCATCAATGGTCGTCAGGTGTCTGTGCGCGTTGAAGGCGCTCGCAATGCTGATTGGCGCGTTGGAACCATCAGGTTTGAGGGAACTTCAGGTTCTAAGCGATGAAAGATTTGGCTGAATTTTGGAGGCTGCGCAAACACGTTGAAGCGGCTTTAGAATACTCAGCAGGAACACACACGATTGATGATGTCGCTGAAGGGGTTGCAAATGGCAGCTTTCAGTGTTGGGAAGGTAAAGAGTCCATCATCATCACTGAGATCGTTGTCTACCCGCAACTCAAGGATTTACATTTCTTCCTTGCTGGCGGCGACCTAGACGAAATCAGCCTTATGGAGCCACTCATTGCGGCTTGGGGCAAGAGTCTTGGATGTACGCGAGTCTCTCTTGCTGGTCGCAAAGGTTGGCAAAAGAGTTTTTTAAAGGAAAGAGGGTACGAACCAAAATGGTCAGTACTTTCAAAGGAGTTGTAAATGTCTAAAGGCGGCGGTTCGCAAACACAAACACAGTCTGTTGACCCACAGATCAAACAGGCTTATCTGGATAACTTGTCGTTGGCAAAAACAACGGCTGGTAATCTTGGCGTTCAGCAGTTCGCTGGCTTCACTCCTGAGTATGAAGCAGCTCAAGCTCGAATGACCAACTTGGGCATGACAGGCTTCAACCCTGACCAGATCAATCGTTTTATGAACCCGTACCAAGATGAAGTCATTGGTGCGGCTATGAACGACATTGAACGTCAACGTCAAATGCAACAAGTCACTGATGCTGCTTCTGCAACTCGTGCTGGTGCTTTTGGTGGTTCACGTCAAGCAGTTCAATCTGCATTGACAAATGAAGCAGCCTTGCGTCAAGGCGCTTCAACTGCTGCTCAGATGCGAGCGCAGGGTTACGGACAAGCTGCTCAGTTGGCTCAACAAGCACAGCAAATGAACTTGCAAGGTGTTGGCGCTGTGATGTCTGCCGCGCAGATGCAGCAAGCATTTGAACAGCAGAAACTTGATGCAGCTCGTAACTTGCCATTGCAACAATTGGCTTTGCAGCAAGCTGCAATGTCTTCTCAGCCAGCTAACCTTGGCATGACATCAACAACTCCAACAACACGCAATGTTGGAGCTGGAGTCCTTGGTGGTGCTATGGCTGGTTATCAGCTTAGTGGTGGCAATCCTTGGGGCGCTGCTGCTGGTGGTGTTGTTGGACTTTTGGGGTAAATCATGGCAATGTTCGACTTTCTTGGCGGTAATCTTGGTCAAGGCTCTCAGTATGGGGGTGGACTCCGTATGAATCAACAGCCATACTACGGTGACAATCTCAAACCACCAACTGCGATGATGGCTCAAGGCGATGGCATGACTATGGCTTCAATGCCACAAAGTTTTGGACAAATGCCATCTGGCGGTCAACCCCAAATGGGTATGCAAAACACAATGCTTGCTATGAACTTGATGAACGCTGGTCAAGAAAAAGCTGCGCCAATGGTTCAAAGCAACATTCCAATGGGTCGCAACATGACCTATGAGGACATGATGAAGATGTACGGTATTAAAGGTTTAATGGGGTAAATCATGGCAACACAAGGTTTTGGCGGTTTACTCTTTGGTCAAGGCGGCTCTGGCCTTGAGGAATATCTAACTCAGCAACAGCAAGATGCAATTCAGCAGCAAGGCATGATGTCTGCCGCTGCTGCTTTGTTGGCTGCAAGCGGTGAGCGTCCAGTTGGACAAAGTATTGGCATTGGTCAAGCTCTTGGCAGCGCATTGCAAGCTGGTCAGCAAGGCTATCAGACAGCGCAGCAAGGTGCTATTGCTAACTTGATGGCCAAAGAAAAACTGCGCGAAGCAAAGATGAATGCTGATTGGGCTGCTGGCGGCGGAGTGATTCCAACTGCAAGCCTTCCTGTTGGTGGCTCAGAAGTTCCAACAGGCGCTGTTTCTTCTCCCGTTTACGGTGGAGGCGCTCCTGCTGTTGGCACTCCTATCCCATCAGGAATGGTAAACATTGGCGGCTTTAACGTAACTCCAACGCAAGCTGCATTGTTGCGTCAGATGCCACGAAAAGAGGCAATGGGCGAGATTCTGAAGATGACTCAGAACCAGTACACGCCAATGTCTCCAGATGAAGCAGCGCAAGCTGGCTTGCAGCCTAATGCTGTGTATTACAAATCTCCACAAGGAAAACCTGAGGTTGTTTATCGTCCAGATTATCAAACAATCACCAAGCCTGATGGCGCCATGATCTGGGTTGATAGCAATGACCCGTTTGGTCGTTCTGTGCCTCCAAGCAAAGTTAAATCAGACGTTACTACTGGCAAAGCAACTGTCAATCAAACAGCCCCTGCTGGTCCTTTACGGACTCCAGCTCCTGCTGGAAACGCTCCTGTTTATGCTGGTGGCTTTGCTCCTGCTTTGAAGCCAGAGCAGATCATGACAACTGTTGGAGCATGGGATAAAGACTATCGCCAGCCAGTTGAAAGCATTTTGTCTGCTTACAACATTACCAAAGACTTGGTGCAAACTGGTGGCGGCGGCATTTCTGATTACGGTGTTCTCATCAAGGCAATTAAAGCTCTTGACCCTAACTCTGCTGTCATGCAAGGCGAAGCTGATTCAGCTCGTCAAATGCAAGGCATGGCTGACCGTATGCAAGGTTATCTTGACAAGATTGAAAAGGGTGGCGTTGGTGGTCAGCAAGCGCGTTTGGATTTGTTGAACTTGGCTCGCTCATCTGCAAACGTAGCAATTGAAGCATATAACCGACAGGCTGCACGTAAGGCTGATCTTGTTCGTCAGTATGTCCCTCAGTCTGTTATCAGCAGCACATTCCAGCCATTTGTTAAACCTTCTGATTTGACTAGCAAGGCTCAGATGGAAAAGGAAGTGAAAGCAAATACAGTTGCACCAGTTGCTGGTCAAACATTGACGTATGACCCTGCCACTAAAACTTGGAGTTACAAATGACAACAGTTGTAGTTGAAGGCATTGGTCCAGTAACGCTGCCAGACAATATGACTCGTCAGGAAATGGAGGCTGCAATTGCAATGCTTCCGAAGCCTGAGACTCAGCGTATCCGTCAGTTTGCTCAAGGTGCAACACTGAACACTTCTGATGAGGCAGAGGCTTATTCACGCGCTGCAATGTTTGGCACAAAGCCAGAAGACGAGCTGAAGCAGATTCGCCAAAAGTTGGGTGCATATCAGAAAGCATATCCAGTTGAATCAACCATGTACGAGCTGACAGGAGCTTTGGCTCCATCAGTTGCTTTGGCTCCATTCACTGGTGGCACATCGTTGACTACTGCACCAGTTCAAGCTGGTCCTGCGCTTGGTCGTTTGATGGCGATGGGTGCAGCTCAAGGCGGCATTTCTGGATTTGCAAGCGGTGAAGGTGACATGGTTGATCGTGCAAAACGCGCTGTTGGCGGCACTATTGCTGGCGGCTTGATTGCTCCAGTTGCACAGCAAACAGTTCGTGCTGTTGGCGGCTTAGTCACTGGTTTGATTGACACTGTACGCAGACGAGTTGGTGACCGTGGCGCTAAAGTCGTTGAGACAGAGATTGCACGACTCACCAAGGAAACTGGCTTTACACCAGATGAGTTGGTTGACAAGATCGTCAAAGGCGAGATCATGGCTGAGAACGCTACATTGCGCGACTCTGTACGCGCATTAGCTAGTGGCGGTGGTCAGGCATCAACCATACTCAAAAAAGCACTCACAGAGCGTCCACCAGCTTTGCGTGGTCAGGCCATGAATGAATTGCAAACTGGTTTGGCTGGCGAATTGGATGCAAACGTATTGAAGTCGTTTCGCGCTGGTGAAAAAGAGCTTGGCTCAGTTGAGCAAAAGCTCTACACAGAAGCCTACAACAAAGGTGGAGTCATTACTCCAGCAATGTTGTCTGCTGCTGATGACGCATTGAAACGTGCTCCAGATAGCGCGAAGTTAATCAATGAAGCATATCAAGCAGCAACAGGCAAAAAGCCTTTCTTTACGGTTATGCCTGACCAAAGCATTAAGTGGGACAGGATGCCTACGCTTGAAGATATGGAGATCATTCGCAGGGGTGTAGATAGCGCAAAGAACGCAGCATTTACATCAGGCTCTGGCGCTGTTGGAAAAAGCCTTGGTCAAGCAGAGTTGGCGTTACGCGCTGAGATTGACAATGCTTCAATAGCATTGAAAAACGCTCGCGCAAACGTGGCTGCTAACCGTACAGCGTCAGAAGCATTTGATGCTGGTCGCAAGGTGTTTACCAAGAGTGCTGATGAAATCCAGTACGACTTTGAAAACTTGGTCGCAAAGAGTGAAGGCGCAACCAAAGCGTTTCGCGCTGGCGTAATGGACGCATTGCGCAACAAGTCAAGCACTGGTGCTGGCAAGACAATGATGCAAAAGATTGAAGACCCTGCTTCCAAGGAAGGTCAAATCTTGCGCACAATCTTCCCGCAAGATGAGCTTGACAAGATGCTTGCAACAGTTGGTCGCGCATCGCAATCGCAACGTGCTGCAACTGCTGTGCTTGGCGGCTCTCCAACCGCTGCAACATTGCTTAACGCCAATCGTATTGGCATGAACATCTCTGCTGAAGAAGTATCAAATGCTGCTGGTGGAAACCCTATCGCAATATTTAATGTGGCAAAGAAGGCTTTGGCTAAAGCTACGCCAACATTGTCTGATGCACAGCGAGAGCAAGTTGCTCGCATTTTGGTGTCGGAAGACCCTAAGTTTGTGCTTAATGCTTTGAAAGACCAAAGCGGTATTAAGATGCTGCAAGACCGTGTGACTCAGATGTTCGGTCAAGCGCAACGTGTAGCGCCATCAGCCGCAGCAATCACTGCTGGCAGCTTGGGTGGTGATATTTCTGGTGGACTTTTGGGACGTTAATCATGGCATCACCACTCGACTATGTAATGGGGCTTGGAGAGCTAGGCGCAACACTTGGAACAGGTGCTGTGTCTGGTGTAGTTGGCGCTCCATACGGCTTGTATAAAGGCATCACCAGCGGCAAATACGGAACACAAGAAGGTGTGCGTATTGCGCAGCAACAGGCTGCTGACTTTATGGCTCGCAACACTTACCAGCCTCGCGGTCAGGTTGCACAAGAAGCATTGCAAGGTATTGGCAGTTTGCTGTCTGAGTCTAAGCTGCCACCAGT